TCTCCGCCAGCCCGGAAATCAGTCCCTACATAATAACCTTCATTTTGGTATTCACCATATTCTGCGCCAAGCTTAACTGAAGCTTCACCATCTGCGCTATAAGCATCGTCTACACTGATACTTCCTAAAAGATTTCCACTATCTATTAACGGTTGACTGCCCCCTCCGCCCCTTAATTCCCTGACTTTTATCGTGACATCACTTAAAGGAGCAAAACTTCCACCGTTTATCTCTTCACCAGATTCAATTGACCTTTCAACATAGCTTTTTGCAATTTCAGCGCATTCTGTTAAATGGTCGGCAATAGCTCTACTGTATTTATCCGCTAAATCTTCTGGTAAACTTGGTACTTCAAAGGATATCATTTTAAATCCTATTTATATATGTGTTTATTTGTTCATTTGAGTCGAAAACAGAACCAAATGAACATATGAACAGTCTAAACATTAGCGGTTAACTCGGTCACAAATTTTTCGCCGAGCTCTCTTGCCTCAACAAACCTCTCAAGATTCTGTCCAACCGCTTTTAAAGCTTGTTCCTCCGCCCAAGCTTCCGGGTCTTTCATAATTTCCTCTATATTACCCTTTAGGGTAATATTAACATCGTTTAATCTATCAAGCTCCTTGGCGAAGCTGATTAAAGAGTCCCTGTTGGTTTCTCTGCTCATTTTCCTCTCTATTATCGTCAATTATTTTCTGCGCTTCTTTTATGGAGAGGTCTTTATTGTCTCTTACCATAAGTTTTGCTTCAGTAGTGAGATTATGGGACAAATCGAACTCATCTCTCATAATCTGGTCTTGAACTGTCATCGGATACTCGACTTCACCGAAATCAACAGCGAATTTATCGGGCAGTTTGATGGAGTTATACTCTGCAATCGATTTCTCTACTTGATATAGATTATTTTCATAGACTCTCCACAATTCGATATCATCAACGAAATCTTCATGTCGTTCCAAGTCTTTAATCATCAAGCTAATTCCAGATGGAACTTCTCCACCAGTTTCTGCCCATGTCACCCATAAGTGGTGATTTTGTGCTATCATCTCTATCTGAAATTTGACATTGTTGATAACATTATCAATATTACCGCCGGGTGATGTTATATTGAACGAACCTCCGTCACCAAGCATAAGTATCTCGTCACTACCTGTTCGAGACACTGGCTTGTCAGATTCTAGGTTTGTCCACGGCTGACCGAACATCTGGAAACGTAAACCGAGTTGCATTTCAGTCATTGTTATGTTGACGTGCTCATTAGCGTTGACGATGTCTGAGCTACCTTCAACGTAGAAAGAATCTATCTGATTTTCACGATGCAGGAATACAAACGGCAAAATACCGTAATTATGAGGCTCACTGTGTAAAACAGCTCCTTCAGCATCGTAAACTTTAAAATTATTCTTGTCAAAGAACGCATATTGAACTTTTCTTGTATCTTCAGGGTCATTTACTGGTAGATTCATCGGATACACAATAGCAGTTGGCTCAAAAGGGTCATTTTCAAAATAAGGGTCAAAATAATAAACAGGTCTATATTCAAACCTCTCTGCTTCTTGATTATACATAACCCTTACTGCAACGCTCCCTATTAAGCGAGTCATCCTCTCTAAGTGTTTCATCATCACATCTTTCCCCTTAGTGAGCTCTTGATAACCACTACTTACGTTCCGATTTGCGCCAATAGTATAAATTCGGCTTATTTTATTGATAAACTTTTTAGTAAAGTTTGCCTCGTAAGGCGGAATCTCTTTAAAAGAATCTGCTCCAAAATAATCGTCTATATACTGAGTCGTGGAAGTTCCCGTATAATAATTAATATATTTTCTTACCTGTTCCCGTCTTGCTCTCGATTGAAGCATTTTAAACTCTTTAAGTGAACTAGCTACAATCTCCGCTGGGGTTAGTGGTATAATTTCCATAGTTTTACCTTTTTACTGTTATAATTTCTCTGTTTTTAATAGGGAAGCGATTTGTAATGAAATACCTAAAAGCATCGCATCCGTGGTCGTGATAACCGTCTTTCATTGGGTCTGACTGCAATTGTTTGCCTTCAATCGCCTCTGGATAGCGGTAATTTTCAAAATCTTCCATGATTCCTGTACATTTTTGGTCAACGTGGACTCTTCTTATCTTATCCGCACTCTCGAAGAATCCTCTAACATGACTTACACCTGAAGCGATGTTTCTACTCAATTTATCTTTCCTGAAACGTATAGACATTCCATTTTTCCTAAATATTTCCGTATCGCCCAATCCAGACTGACCTTGAACGTGTGAACCCGCTGGGTCGCCGAAATATACGAGTACCGAGTAAGGTTTTGCTTTAACTTTTTTTGCTAAAGCGTCTGTAGCGATATTTCTCTTGTGAACTATCTCATCTATTACGTTTATATGAGTAATTCCCCCTACAGAGTAAGTTTGCGTCCAAATACAAGCGGGCATACGATAGCCAAAATCAATTGTACAATATGTAGGTAGATTTGGATTATAGGGGAACTCACCGCAGTCAATCTCTCTTTTAAACGGATATACCCTACCCTCAAACGTAGAAAATTCTCCACCATACTCTTGGTCAAAAATCTCTTTAGCAAGATTTCTCTTTCTCTCAAGAATAAAGGGGTCACTCTGCCCGAGGGGAAAAGCATGAGTATTCGTCCATGAGGGTGATTGAAGAGAGTACCATTTTGGGTCTGTTTTACCAAGGAGGTATAAGTCATAGACCCAATTGTACCCTTGCGGGGTGGTTATGAATATTGCTTTTCCCTTTCTATCGGACAGAGTGGGGGATAAATACATATCCCAAACTTTTCGAGGCATCTTTGCGGCTTCGTCAATAATCAATAGGTCTAAACCTTCTCCCACAAGTGAAGAAGGATTATCCGCCGACATACCTTCTACCACAGAGCCCCACTTAAATTTAATATACTGTTCTTTTTCACTAGCACTAGCGACATCATTTTCATGTCCAACTACCATATCTTTCCATATTTCTCGGAACATCAACCGAGATTTCTTATACGAAAGCCCAACCAGCCAAACTTTCTTATCTGGTTGCGCCGCAATAAACTCTGCTTCACGAAAAGCGGCAGTTGTCTTACCGTATCTCCTGCCGCAGATGTTCACAAAAAAAGAGGCTGAGTCTTTATCGGGGAAGTGAAGTTTCTTCTGTCCATCGTGCGGATTATACCCGATGTACTTGAACCATTTCCTCTTAAAATCGTGTGTTTGCGAAACTTCCAATAATTCTTTTCAATTTGTTATTGCAGGAATCTTGAATCGTAATTTAAGTTTTAGTCAAATATTTTGGCAATCCGAAATAATAATAAAACTCATACGGAGGTAAAATGGATAATCAACAACAGGAAGTTGTAAAACCTGAAGTCAGTGAAGACGTAAAAACAACGAGCACAGAAGCCACAGAAAATGTACCTAATAGTTCTGTTCCCTATAGCAGATTTAGCGAGGTCAATGATAAATATAGGGAACTTGAGGAAAAGTTCGACGGTCTTGTTAAAGAGCAGGAAGCCGTAAGGCAAAAGAAACTCCAAGAAGAAGGCAAATTTCAGGAGTTGCTCATAGAAAAGGACAAGTCTATTGATAAACTTTCTCAGGATAATAAGGAAAAGAGTGAATACCAAGAGTTGCGTAGAGATATGCTTCTTTCTGAGTTGTCTGATGAAGACAAACAGGCATTTGGCGGACTTCCTCTTATCCAACTTGAATTGTTGGTCTCAAAATTCTCAAAGGAGAACATTAAAAATGTTCCTGACGTTCCCGGCGCAATAGCTGATGGAGAGATACCTAAAGATTGGGTAGCTATGCCGTCAGACCAAAGGCGCAAGAACTGGGATAGAATTTTGCAGACCTATATGAGAAAATAAATTTAGGAGTTAAAAATGGCAACACATTATGACGGTAGCGCATCAACTGTCTCTACCGAACAATATTTCATCCCCGAAATTTGGGCTGATGGAATTTATAAATTTTTCGAGAGAAAAAGTGTTTTCCGTGGTTTGGTTGACGACTATTCATCTCTTGTAAGAGGAAAAGGTTATGGGGATAATATTAATATTCCTGAAATCGCATTAGCCTCTGCAACGGCTAAGTCTGCTGGAGCAGATGTAGCTTATGATGCAACCGCAAGCACGACTACACAACTTTCCTTGAATAAACATTACTATATCGGAAAATTATTTGAAGATATAGCATTAATTCAAAGCGAAGCAGATTTAGTATCTAAATACACCCGCATGATGGGTG